TTCTTGTGTCTCATTTGTATTAAGCAACACTTCATCCGGTACTGAACTATAAATATTGTCTATCATTTTAATCTTCTGTCTTTTGCTGGATCGTAGTCTGGACTTGCTTTCCATATCTCATAGTTTGTGTCTCTCTGCATCTGGTATCTATCTTTCTTCCTTGTGTCCATTTCTTCTATGTGATATTGTCTGCTCTCTTCAAGCTTTCTCTCGTTTGCACTTCTCAATCTTATCTGCTGCATCCCATAGTCGTTCCATGATGATAACAACTTCTTTCCATAGTCATATAGTTGATCTATGCATTCCATTAATTCTTTTTTTAACATCTTACCACCTCGATTTTGATGCTCTCTGGGTACTCTTGTTGTTTTCTTAGTATTGATTCATTAGTCTCAGTCTTCACAACTTCGTATGCTGTGAAATTATCTAAACATAGAACATCAGCTCTTCCGCCTGTTATAAATATTGGTTCACACACGAAGTGCTTTCCTTCTGTTAGTAATCTTCCGCAGATCTCTTTCTTCTTTGCTATATGCTCTTTTGATTCTCCTGGATAAAATCTTACTTCGTTGACTCTTCTATTGCTTGGTATTACAAGACTTAAACATGCGTTCCTCTTCATCTGTTTCATCTGCTCACTTCCTGTTGTGAGTTTGATGTTACCATGCTTTAGAATGTCTTCAAACACTGCCAGGACATGACTGCATATCTCACTCCTTGCTATTCCTTGTGTGCCCATATACTTGCAATCACATCCAACCTGGACACTCACACTGTGTTCTTGTTCTGTTCCTTGATTTACTATAAAGAAATGCTGCTTTCCACTAAACTCATGTATGACCTTGTGCTTCTTTGCCATTTTTTGTAGATAGTTCATTTTCGTATCATTCTCGACCAGCCAACCAAATCCTTTAAAAAGCGTAGTTCTCGACGAGAGTTTGGCTGTTTTACTTATGGTTTATCCTCTCGGTGGGTACCAAAAGAACGAATCGGCATAAGTTCTGTTTATCGATTCTTCCATTGATATTTCTTTTTAATCTGTTCAACTATGTGTTCCTGGTTCATTAAATAATTTAAGTTATCCAATATCTGAGGATAATTCTGATTTAATTCATTCCTTAGTTCTGTAGCTGAAAAAGATTTATTCTTGTTCTTCTTCAGATATTCCCTAAGTGTTACTAAATGTCTAACTCCCATTATCTTCTCCTGATTCTATTCTCTTATTGTATCTCCAGATAAATCCTCCAGCAGATTTATATTTTAGTTTACAAACTTTAACAATACTACTATTATCTATTTTTAAATTTCTTTTAACATCCAAAATACAATCCCATATCTTAACAAACTTATTCTCAAGAGTATATTGAATAACTTTTTTAGAGGATTTATTAAGAATTCCAAACTTACCTTTTTGAGGATGTTTAATTTTAAGAACTCTATATTTATGTTCTTCATTCTCTCCTTGAGTACACCATTCAAGATTCACAACAGAATTATTCTTTTTATTACCATCCAGATGATTTATTTGGGGCTTATTATTAGGATTATCTATAAATGCTTGTGCAACTAAACGATGTACTTTTTTAGTATGATATTTTCCATTTTTTCTCAAGAAAACTCTTGAATAACCATCTTTATCAAAAGATTGTTTAATAGAACGACAATATCCTTCTCGATGATAGTTTTCTGAAAAAATAGTTCCAAGAATATCTACACTATACTTTTCAAATTCCTTAATAGGTTTTTTACTTATTTTTATCGTCGTCATTAAATTCTTCACCTTTGAAAATATATAATCCCAATCCATGTAGTGCTATACACTTCACTAATGCCCTCATTATATTCTTATTAACATCAAAACTTGTCATCTCTTCTCCCATAATACTTTTATTCATATGATTCATCACTGGCAAATGTATTGAATGTTTTAATCCCATTACTGTTACACTAACCTTTACAAATGCACCCATTGCCTTTTCTTTTCCCATAAAATATGGAAGACCTTCCTCATTCTCATACACTTTAAATGTTGCTGTTGGATGAATATTTTTCAATAACCCCCATATTTCTCCCCAACTTGCATATGTCAGGTTTCCTTTCTTTGATGCTTCGACCTTTGTCTGCTCCATTTGTTTAAATGCTTCTTTTGTGTATAATTCACTATCTGTCATTAATGTTAGTATCTCTTCTCCAGTTATTGAGTCTTCTGGTTTGTCTTTCTCTATTTCTTCTGGTCTCTCTAAGTCTATCAGTGTATCATCTTCTTTAATCACTTCTTCTTCTGGTGTTTCAGTTTCTCCTTCTTTTTCAGCTTCTAATAACACCATGCTTGTGAACTCTGTCTTCTTTCCTTCTACAAGTTGTATCTCTACTTGCTTATCTTTGTACTCATCTTTTACCATAGCTTTTGCTTCTTCTGTTTTTGGATTGTACCAGGTATCTGGTTCGTCCTCAAACTTGACACCTTTAGATGCTGCAGATGCTATGTATTGTAGAATTCCTATCTTACTTTTTCCCATTCGTATCATCTCCTTGTTTTTTTAATTCAGCTCTTCTTTTTATAGCTTTAAAAAGATTAGTTATGTATTCTTCTGAATAATTATATAGCGCAGTTTGGATAGTTATTTCATAAGCACAAAGTGGACATAAATAAATTGTTCCATGTCGTAGTTCAAAAGATTTAACTATGCTTCTTCCGCACAAACATTTTTTTTCAGCCATTTCGTATCATCTCCGGGTTTTTCCCCATAGTTCTTATAAGTAATCTTTAAACTTTATAAAAGTTTCTATTTATACTTAAAAGTTAAAGATTCCTTCTCTATATCTCTTTTGTTGTACTGCTCTCTTGGATCTTCCCAATCTCTCAGCTATAAGTTCATCTGCCATGTTGTTTTTGACATAAAGTTTTAATACATCAATATCTTTGTCAGACCATACTTTTCCATCTCTTATCTCTACTGCTCTAAATCCCAATAATTCCATTATCTTTTTTTTCCAGTTCATTTGTGCCTCCAATTATTATTTCTGCAAGTATATCTGTACCTTTGAAAGATAGGTTTATCTTGCCTCCACTCTTTTTCACAGCTCTTATTGTGTTCTCTGTTAATCCATCTATTCCGAACATTTGTCTGCCTCCAGTGTTTCTATGTCACCACCATCTGGATTATCCAATCCTAATTCTTTTTTTATATCTTTTAATGCTCCTGAATAACCTGTTCTCAATAATTTATGCTCTTCTGAAACATCTCCTGTAGTCAAATTATTTGTAGCAAGTTTCTCAATAACTTCATTCACTTTTTGTTTGTCTATCTGTGTCTCTTCTATTGTTAAATAATTAAAATATGTATAACTTCCATCAGCTGATCCTTTTCCTGCTAATCCAGGATGCTCTTTAATAAATTCTTCTGGGTTCATTTGTTCCATCTCCATCTATAGACATAAAATCTTCGAGCTTTGCTCAAATCATAATTCTTATCAAACCATTTAAACATTTCTTCTGCACTTTTGAATCCATCTCTTTTTGCTAAATCCTTATTACTCTCATCATAAGCTATTTTTCCATTAGTTATTGTTCTGAATCCTGCAATAGTTTTCCACATCTCTATCTCAAAGACTTCTGTTATTGTTGCTGTTCCAAGAAGTTTATTAAAACACATACACTTAAAATCTGGTTTAATTTGTTTTATATCTAATCCTTCACCTTTTGTCCTATCAAACCATTCAGCTTTGCTTTTTTCATTCCACATTAATTTAATCTCATCTCCTACTTTGACTTTTGGTTTTAAAAATTCTGTAATCTCTGGCTTATATCTATAAGTAGAATTTGGTTGAAATAATGGTGGTTGAGATTTCCCTTTATATGTTTTCCAAGCTTTTCTTATTGTCTGAGTCTTTGACTTATCTAACAAACTCGGCAAGACTTCAACTGCATTAAAGTTTATTGTTTTCATGTTATCATCTCCATAATTAAAAACAGACAGGACTTTCGCCCTGCCTGAACAATATGTGGAAAAACAAAAAAATTAATTTACACCTACACAGATTCCATTAACACAAGTCATTCCATTAATCTTTAATGGTTCTCCTCGTCTTTCTGCTCCGATTGTTAATGCTATATTTTTAATTGTCTTTTCAACGTTCATAGTTCTCACTCCTGCCTTCTTCTATTAGTTCCTGGTATTGATTGCAGAACTTTCTTGCATTGCAGTATCTACACCTTGCGACCTTTCCTGGTCTGTGTATTATTTCATATCCTGGTTTCATCTCATGCTCTTTTGCTTTTTCCTCTTCTTTATACACTTTTATTGCTCTTTTTCCTCCTTTCATCATGATTGCCCATGTTTCCCCAGAGGCCCATAGCTCTTCATTGGTGCACTTTGGCATGTCATTCTGCTCCATATCCCTTGCTGTCTCAAGTAGGCTTATTCTCTCTCCGATGTATTTGAGTGTTTGTTCATCTCCTAATAAGTCGATCTCTTTTACAACTATCCTGCTTTGTGGATATTTAGGATCCTCTTTTGCCTTTACACTGCTCCAGTCTGTGAAAATCATCCATATCTTTGCTGTCTGTACAACTGAATAATTGTGTTGTATTGCAAGCCATCTGTAAATGCTAAGTTGTTTTTTATAATCCTCATCTCTGCTTCCATAAATATAAGTCCACACACTTGTGCTTTTTACATCTATCAGTTGCCATCTTTTGTCTGAGATCTCTTTTAAAATATCAAATTTTCCAGAGATTATTTTGTTCTTCACTGCTTTCTTTAATCTCTCTTCCTGTTTGCATCCTGTTAGATTGACCTTTTCTATTGAATCATGTATTGCTGTTCCATATCTGCTTGCTATCAGGTCTTCTACATCTATCTCCAGTCTGTCCCAGTTCTGTTGTGTTAGTGCGTATGCTCTTGGTGGCTGCATTAGTGTTGTTGCACTTAATGTGTTTTTGTCATAGTCATATTCATCATGCTGTAACCATTCAACAACAAAGTCTGGATAGTTTCTTTTATTTGTGTATTTCATTCTTGTTCTCTCTCAGCTCTTTGTTGCTCGAGCTCTGCTTTGAATGCTATGATGTGTTTGCATTCCTTTCCTGCTTTTGTATGATTTGGACATGTGCATGTCATCCTTCCATTCTCATATGTTACTTTATAAAAAGCTCCTGGTGTACTTTCGCTTTCCACGAGTGCTGTTGTTCTGAATTCTTTCTTAATGTTTATTACTTTCATTTTATTCATTCCCTGTGTCTATAACTTTGTTGGTTATCTCTACAATCTTGTTGTTCAGTTTCATTGCTGCTATCATTATCATCTTCTCTATTTGTTCTTTATTTGCTTTTGCCAGTAACTCATCATATTCTTTCCACTGATCCTTTGTTAATCCCATTATATCAATCATTTTTCCCATTCTTATCATCCCCAGATTCTTTTATTTTTTTAGTTAGTTCTTTGTTTGCTTCTTTTCTTATCTTATTAAGTGGTGCATTCATTCTTTTTCTTCTTTGGTCGCAATAGTTATATTTCATCTCAAACTCCATACCGGATTGTTATTCCGGTCTTGATTAATCTCCCTAAAAATGGGATTATCCAGTTTGTTGCTGGTGTTATCATACATAAAAAAATAATTGCTGTTATGACTTGTTTTCTTTTAATTAAAATTGCTTTTCCATAAGTATTAGAATTCCATTGGACTCTTTCTTTCCATGTTGGTTGTATTGTGTTTTCCATTCGTATCGTCTCCTTTAGGCGTCTTTTGTGCCTTTCTGAACACTACAAAAGCGTTATTCTTTATAAAAGTTTCTATTAGTACTGCTATATTTGCCCT